TATCTCCCCATACTTAGGTAGTTTTCTTTAATGGAAGATCAAGAAGATTCAAAAGAATGTCCTGATTATGTAGGTCATGGTATAAGAATCTTAATACTGGTTTGGGCTTTAACTGTTATGACTTTAGGTTACATGGAACGAATAAGATTAGACACGTTTGCTGCTGGCCTCGTTGGGAATATTGCTTCTGCGTATGGTGTCTCAGTTAAAAGTAACAACCAAAACAACAAGAAACAGCAGGGAAAAGTTAATATTGTAGATAATAAAGACAACAACGTAGGTATCAAATGAAGAAACTATTATTGCTATCTTTGTTTTTGTTTAGTCCTGTTTATGCTAATGGTACTCCGACTTGGACTACTGGTTCTAGTAATAGAACAGAGAATACTACGCAAACAATTACACGCAGCATAGTAACTGAGAAATATGGTGCTGCAATAAATTCTTGGGAAGCATCAAACATAGAGGTTACAAGTGCTTCTAGTGGTGGTATAGCTCATTCTGATGCAATATTCACACCAAAAACTGTAACTAGCGATTGGTCTTTGTCTATAACTACAAGAGCAGCAAGCCAAATGATTGAAAAGATTACACAGAATGACTCGATTACAACAACTAGCGTTATCACTTCTCTCAGCGTCTTTAGTCAGTAGCCCAGTATTTGCAGAGGGTGAGACTGATGTAATAGCACAACCTAATGCAGTAGGTAACTCATCAATAATAAATCAAAATATGAATATAAATCAGGGAGCAACAAGTAAGAATCAATTTGGGAATTTAGTTTGTTCCCAACCTAGTATGAGCATTACACCTTTTTATACTGGCAATGATGCTCAAGGTGAAGATACTTATAGCATAAATGAGGGATGGGGTGGTCAAATATCTTTTATGATTCCACTAGGATCTAATAATAAAATCTGTACTGATTTAGCAAAAGTAAAGCTAAAACTAGCCAAAGAAGAATTAAACAAACAAGTCCATGATAAGCAATTAGTGAGAGTCTTGAAGTGTTCACAACTCCATGCAAGCGGCTATATGATAAATCCTAAATCAAAATTTGCTGGTCTTTGTAGTGATGTAATAAATATAAGGGCTTATGTTAAAGCTAATCCTCAGATTTTTTCTTCAAAGAAGAAACCTCTTTCTTCAAAACCTTAGTAATTATTTTTTTAAATATTTTTTTAAGTTGAGTAACCACAGCTTGAGCAGCGATTCCTCCTGCTACAGTAACTACTGATGCTGTTCCAGCCGCCACAACAGAACTTGCAATCACCTCTGGTGCAGGTATTGGAAAATCACCAAAAAACGGTACATTAAAAGTACCTATGGTTTCTACATTTGAAGTATTTTCTAAGTTTTTTGGGAGGTTCAGCGGTATCTCTTCTTGCTTTATACCTGTTACTTCCTCGGATTGCTCCTTTTCTTCTTCAGAAGTATCTTCCTTCTCTTCTTCCAAACCCGACTGAACTTGTTCCAGACTTGGAAGCAACAAAGGATCTAAAAAAGGTTCTTCCACTACAGGGGGATAAAAAATTGTTCTAGGTGGATTGAGTATATTGTTTGTCTCTGGTAAGTTTGGATAGTATAGTTCGTCCATTTTATGAAATACGCTATAGCAAAAGCTTTAATTCCTGTGACAATAATCACATTTTGCGGTTTATGTGCTTTAGCTCCACTTTATCTGTCACTATCTATGATGACAAGACAATTAAATCATAAGTCTAATTAACAACTTTTGATCTGCAAAATTTAGTTTTACAAGCTCCACTACAATAAATTCTTCTTTGTTCCATAGTATTGAAACTTGCACCACAAACAGGACAGACTCTAATTAAGACGCCTGTAACTGTTGCTTTTTTTCAGCTTCCTCCTCTGCTCTGTCAGCTAAAACTGCATTGATAGCTATAACTCTTTCCTGACAGTTTCTCTGTACTTGTACAGCTTCCTGATAATTTTTTTGTAATTCCTGTAATTCTTGTTGTAGTTCTTCAGTTGTCTTTCTAGGCATAAATTAGTATTTTGTTTTTCCTAATGTAACAGCAGCATCTTGAGCAGTAAAGTCTTCAGTTGTCCAGATAGATGTTGTGCCATCTTCTTTTTTATAAGCCTTGATGATTTCAAGGTGTTCCACGTTACGTTTAATCCTATCTTTTTGGTCAGCCGTAAGAGATGACAAAGTAGCAAGGTTATTAATTACAGTTACGCTATCTCCAGCATTAGTAAAGATAGTTGCAATCTCTTCAGTGGTACGTTCAGCCATTTGATTTAAGTGTCTCAACTTCTATTGTAAGCTCTTGGATTGCTTTGACAAGAATAGGTACTAACTTACCATAACTCGCTTCTAAACGATTAGGGTTTTCATCCATTACAAGTTTTAGATAATCAGCATCATTATCTTTTTGTAGTTGTTGAAAGTCCTGTGCTATAAAACCAGCTTCATACGATCCATCCTTTCCATTACCATCTCTGGTTTCCCATTTAAACTTGACAGGGTTTAAAGATTTTACAAAATCCAAACCAAGATCAAGAGTGTTTATATCTGTTTTATCTCTTCTATCTGACAAAGAGCTAATGGTTTGTACATTGCAACGTAAGGTAGCAATATTAGAGTCACCAAAAGTTATTTCATTAGATACTGTTGCTGAACTAGCTGCTGTATTTCGACCTATTAAAACATTGTTATCTCCTTCTGTAAGGTTATTTGTTCCAGAATGACCTGCCTGATCTCCAATACATACGTTACTATCGCCCGTTGTAATATCAGCACCTGCATAGTAGCCCGCACAAAAGTTATAACTTCCTGATGTATTTTTTTCACCAGCGTATCTTCCAATAAATGTACCTCTAGTTCCTGATGTATTATCTTCACCTGCGTTATTACCTATAGCAATGTTTGACCAAGCTGCATTGTTTCTTAAAACATAAGAACCAATACCTGTGTTTTGATTTCCATTACCATGATTTATACCTGCATTAAATCCAATATATGTATTACCATAAGTTCCACTATTTGTAGGGGCTGACATTGCTCCCTCACCAATAGCAGTATTCTGTTGACCATCAGTTAAACCCTTACCAGCTTGATGACCAATAAATGTTCCGCCAGTAACTGTATAACTCTTACCAGCTTCAAAGCCAATGCTAGTCATACCTTTTGCAGTTGTGTTTGAAGATCCAGCATCATGTCCAATAGCAACACACTCATCTGCTGTAGTAATAGCAGTTCCAGCATTTTTACCAATTAAGGTATTAGAAACAGCATCTGTACCAGAGAATGAATCACCAGCATTACTACCACCAACAGTATTATTTTGAGCATCAGAAGATAAACCACCACCTCCACCACCTGATTGATCTACAAAGCTTAAAGTTCCACTGCCATCTGTTTTTAGTACTTGATTAGCTGAACCATCAGAGGTTGGATATGCAAGGCCACCTGCTTTAAAACTACCGTTTACTTCTAATACTGTTGAAGGTGAAGTAGTACCAATACCTACGTTTCCATTTGCTGCAACTCTAAACCTTTCAGTACCTTCTGTAGTTACTTTAAAGTGACCATCAGAGCCAGTGTCAACTGTTTCTGCTTCAGTATTACCTTCACTAATTTTATCTGTAGCACCACCACTAGCTTGATCTACCCAATCAAGCCCACCAGATCCATCAGTCTTTAATACTTGATCAGCACTACCATCTGTATTTGGAAGAGTAAGAGTATAACTAGCACCAGCACTATGAGGTGGTGATTTAATTTTTACACCATGACTATTTTGTGAGCAGTTTAACTGAAGCGTTCCATCAGCACTACTGCCATCACCTTTAACTTCTACAACACCAGTACCGTTAGGATTTAATTTAATATTGCCATTACTTGTGCTTGTAGTTATTTCATTAGTTTGCACATCCAAGTTAGCTCCAAGTTGAGGAGAACTGTCTTCACTGATATTTTGTAAATAACCAGAAGGAACAGCAGTCAGATATGTATTAGTATCGACTGTGTAACTACCAGCACCAGTGCGTTTCATAAAACCATTGGAAGTAAAATCACCATCCATTACAGCACCAGCACTGGCAACATTAGTTGCATCTGTTACATCTGCACTAGCTTCTATACCAGACAGTTTTGTTTTTTCAGCGTCAGTAAAAGCATTTGTATTGGATTCTCCTTCATATAAACTTTTAATTTCAGAACCAGTTTGATCAGCAGTTGCACTAGCTTCTATACCATCAAGTTTTGTCTTTAACGCATCAGTAAAGTTGTTTTGTGTAAGACCACCATCTCCTACGCTATATGTCGTATTTGTATCTGTAGAAGCAATAGTAACAGTATCACTACCAGCATTAGTTGTAATTGTAACGTTACTACCAGCAGCGATATTTAAGGTATCAGTAGCACTATCAGCAGCTACGTTATCTTGACCTGAGACTGCGATAGTAGAGAAGGCATTTTGGTTGACATCACCACCTGCACCAGCAGCAGCCCATTCAAGACCTGTTGCAGTACTGTTATTAGCTTTGAGAATATAACCATTAGTGCCAGCAGCTAAAGCAGTAGGATCTCCTGATCCATCTCCTACAAGCAATTCACCTTTACCATCAAGGTCGCTGTTCATCACAGCCCCTGCTGCATCTACGTTGGTTGCATCTGTAACGTCAGCATTGGGTTCAATAGCATTTAATTTGGTATGGTCAGCGTCAGTAAAAACATTACTATCACTAGCACTTTCTACTAAGGTTCTAATTTCTGCTGCTGTCTGATCGGCTGTAGCTGATGTCTCAATCCCTGATAACTTTGTTTTTTCTGAATCAGTAA